GGTAATAAGTTCATTATTTTATATTTTAATTCTTCATCATTATCAATTTGATAAAGAATAAAACTATTTTTATTATTTAATTCTAAAATATCTATTAATTCTTTCTTTATTTTAATTTGTTCATCATTATACAATTCATTTTTTAACCGCATTATAACGCTATTATCTTATTATATATATAATATATTCTTATGTTGTTTTATATATTTTAGGTTTTCTAAAATGTGTTGATAATTTCGTAGGAAAATGCTGGTGTTTCGTTCTTTTTCGTGTAATATTATTGTCTCGTAATACATTACCTAAATGTTGTGATGTAATATTAAAATCAGGATATTTTAACATTATTAACTTTTTCAATTCAATCATAGTAATTTGTTCGTTACTTTAATAATTTCATAGCATATATTAGTTGTTCTTTCGTTATTTTATATGATATAGATGTTCTATTATGTCGTTCAATATTTTTATAATCTTTATATCTTTCAATCCATCTTGCTAACGATTGTTTTTTACAATCAAAAATATTACAAACATAATCTAAACTAAAATTATTAGATAGGTAATATTTAACTGCTGATAATTTATAATCTTCAGTTTTTTATAATCTTCAGTTTTATGTTTCATTATAATTACCTAATAAAAATATATAAATATTTGTCTCATTTTAAATCTTCAAGGGTGTAAACAACATTGTTGTATTGTTTTATCGAATAGTTATCATTTTTTAGATATTCAACAAACTTCAATTTATATGTTATTATTATATTTTTTTATATTTTATTATTAAATAGAATGATCTCTTATAGTTATATAGATACAACTTTAGATGTTACCATACCTACGCCTATGAAACACGCGGGGCTATATTCTAGCGATGAGCCATATGAAAACACTTTGTGGGGAAAGGATTACAGAGGAGATCCTATACCCCCTGATGCGGTAGAATATGCAAAAAAGTATGATAAGGTCGCACAAAATCATATACCAACATCTGTAAGACCCGGTAATAATACTGTTCTTAATAATCCTTTTACATTTTCGAGCAAAAATTTTAATTCTTTATGTTTTGCTCCTCATGTAAATGAAAATAAAAAATAAATTAAAATTTTAATATCTTTTAAATAACTAAATCTTTTATATTTGTATGTTTTTTAATTACTGTTTTGTTATCTTCTATAACATTGCAAATATATGCATATGCTTCTTCTATTTGTTCCAATGTTATACCACCTGTAATAAGTATACTTCCGCTTTCAAATATAGCAATTGTTACTTTTTTACAATTACCATCGCCATATCCAGTATTTTTTCCAAAGCAATTTTTCAAACATTTACATACTCCATTATTTTTTTGAGTCATATTGTCATTCCAATAATATTCAAGTTTAACACCTTGATACACGCCTGGTTGAAAACTACTTTTATTGTTATATTTTTCACTTATAAGAATATTATGCAACTCTTTTCTTTTGATACTAAAACGCTCAGTCATTTGTTCATCTGTATATATTTTAAAATCACTATTGATCATTCTTATTTTAAAGTTTTCATACGCAAGTCTATTTATGGGATTAGTGTCAATGTAATTTGAAATGATAATTTCTTTGTCAATATTGTTATAAATATTGAGAATATTATCAATAATTTTTTCTACTATCATTTTTGGGTGTTCAAAATCTTTAATACCAGTCAATTGAATATTTCCATTTTTGAAGATTTTTATATTTGGCATATAATCATTTGTATATCTATAAATTACTGTAATTTGATTATCGAAACGATTTTTATTTGTTGTATTTTTTTTAGATTTTCTCTTTTTTTTAGGATAATCACCTCTAAAATTGTTATCGTCTTCTTTTAAATATTGAATCCATACAAACGAATTATCTTGATTTTTTAATTCTATATGTTTGAATAATACGTGCAAATCTATATTTATATCTTTTCCAATATTTGCATTACATGTTATTGTAGAAACTCTATATTTTGAAAAATATAAATGTTCATTTTTGACGTCCATTATGACATTATAATCTTTATATATTTTTCTTATATCATTTTTTTAATTATTGTGATTTTTTATATAAGATGTATTTACAACTTCATAAGCGGACTGTAATGATATCATTGGTGGTAAATTTAAAATATGGCACGTATCATCATTTTTATGCAAGCTTCTGAATTCATCAATTCCTAGATAACCATTAAACATTTTTAATAAATATCTCGATGGCGCTGGACGTATTTTTTTATCAATTCCATACCTCTTTCCCATCATTTGTATCATACTGTTTATTTCCCACACCCTATCACTCCCTGTATGCGATGAAAAATTGTATGCGTTTGCACAATTGAGAGAACAAAAAGAACCATATGTTTCATATGTATCTGTTATACTATTATAATTAATAGGCATTCCAAATATATTATAAGATATCTGGTGACAGCACCAAAAACAACATTGATCGCGCTTTGGACAACTGTTTTCATAATTATCAATAATAGCATTATTATTATTTTCTTGTATAAACCCTGATATGGTATTATGCATATCATCTACAAAACATTCGTTTTTTGAATATGGTTGTGGAATAGGTATATATTCGTGATTAATTGGCTTCTTCGTTATTTTATCTATGTTGTTTTGCGTCAATGGGAGTTTTAATATAATATGTTCATCTTTACTTACGCGTTTAACCATTGTATTCAATAAATTTTTTTTATTTGGTTTTTTTTCAGTAGTTTCTTTTTTTTTTCTAGGCATCTATTATTTTTTTTATATAACGCTAAGACTTATATACATTGTCTATATAGTGGTATGAAATATTCTAGTACATTTCATTATCACTATAATCATCCTCGCTGTAATCATCTTCAAAATCATTATCATTATTATCATTTTCAAAATCATTATCTACTTGTTCTGTATTGTCATTGATATCAATATCGTTATCATTGTTGTTCATTTCATGTTTAACACCTATTTTTTTTAATTCTAACATTAAATTTCTATCATCTGTTGTTTGATTATTCATTGTATTTAACAGTTTATTCTTGTTTGTCTCTCTGATCGAATTCCTATAATTAATATTTTCTTCTAATGTTGGCATTCTAACATTTTTCAAATATTCCATCAATGACGAATACATATTTACCACAATATTATTTACAAAATTACTAGATGCATTCCCAGAATAAATCAATACATTATTATTATCTTTTGAATTATATGGATCGAATGGAAGACATAATGATACTATCATTATATAATTTATAATTTTTTTAATTTCTAATGCGCTATATTCTGTTGCAATTTGTTGTAATTTGTTTATTTCTAATACAATATTGTTAACATCGCGTATACTTCTTCTTAACAATGTTACTTCTTCATCTTGATACTGGTTAGTTAACAATTGTTTATTTAATACACGACATACTAAATTAAATATGTTATAAAAATTTAAACTGTCATTTTTAAACAACATCATTTTCAATGCATCTTTCTTTTTTATATTTGCAGTTTTACAAAATATGTTGAAATACTGTTCTGTTGTATCAACAACTTGTTTTAAATCTTTTTTCATCATTTCTATGATTTCATTTGACAATAGTGGAGATACATTTTTCATTTCTTGCAACCAATCGTTCATTTGTTTTTTTTCAGTATCTATAGTAATTGTCGGTAGTTCATATTTACTAACCACAGATGTCTTTTTTGTTAATTTATTGTCATCAATAGGATAATATATATTAATGCTTTTTTGACTTGTTTTGCGATTTTTAGCAAAATGTTTTCTAGATTTCAATAAATATTTTCTATGATCAACGCCAATCATATCATTAAATGCTTTAAAATCATTTCCTAATTTTTGCATACAACAACCAAGTAAAAATTTATGATGCTTTTGAAACTTATATTCAGGCATATATATCAATGCTTTTATATAATTATTCAATAAATCGTTTATTTGATTTTTTTTTGCTAACTCTCGCAATTTATGATAGAAATCTCTTCCTTTATTTACTTTATTTTTTATGTTTTGCATATTGCTATTTTTGATTTGTAAATAATATGCCTTCATTTTATTGTTGATAATGTTAACAATATCTTCTTTTATTTTCTTGGGAACAGTATATATTTTTTTATCTTCTAACATATCGTATGTAATAGCAACAATATACTCCAAGATACTTTCTTTAGAATTAATATCAGCCAATAATCCTGTTCTTGACCACTTGTCATAATATGTTGCAGGAAAATCATTTTCATTTATAATATACATATCATCAATTATATAATCCTGAATATCCAAACTCCATTTTGCAATAGCTGTATACATCATATCAAATAATATTTCTATGAATTGCTTATTGCATTCTTTGACGTATAAAGAAATATCATCTTTGTAGTCTTTTTGATTAAGAACAAAATTAGGGTTTAAAGCAATAATATCTTTTATTTCAGTTTCTTTTTTTTCCACATTGTTATCTTGCAAAATCTTTGACATTATCCTGAATTTTGTAGGCACTCCTGAAAAATGATTATATAACTCGTTGCATATTACATCATATTGTAATGGAAGTTTAGAAATTTCTTGTATTTTTTGAATTAATGGCAATATTATTTTTAACATTTCAACAAATCCAATACTATGTGAATACCTCGTATGTAACCAAAATTTTTCTAGAGATATATTTTGTATATTATCATTTGATATATTATCATCATTTTCAAACATTTCAATATCTGTATAATTTTCAAAATTTGGAACATTTTTTAATTCTTCTGGAACTCCTTCATAATCACTGTAATCATTTCCTTGTTTTACTTCACTTAGTTCTCTATAGAAATCTAAAAAATGTAATTCGTATATGTCTTTCGATTCTCTTTTAATCTTATCGAATTCTTTTACCAGTTCTTTAACATTATTTGTAACATTTTCTATATGTTCGTTAGTGTATTCTTGCATATCTTGAATATTTTTCATGGCATTGTCGATTGCAATAACATTTCTTATATTTTTGACATTTTCTATAATTGATTCCAATTCTATCTCATTGTTTCTAATTGCATTCAAGATATCATTCATATTATTATAAACAATAGGAGCAGCATTTAATTGTACTTTTTGTTCAGCAAGAGAAGTTAATATAGCATCATTATCTTCTTTTACTTTATCTGTAATACTTAGCAATTTGATACTTTGTTTTATACTATCGTAGAAGTTTAGTTTGTTATTTATTGTTTTTAATTTACGAACTACAAAATTTTTATACTGTATATCATGTGGTTTAATATCTAAAATAGCTGACATGTGATTTTGTAATTGTTTAAATTCAGCTACATCAATATCTTGCAAAGAAGTATTGAACGCACGCAGTATATTATCAATGTTGTTGTAATCTAGATCTTCAACATTATCTTCTTTAACATCTATGTTGTTAAGTATTGTTTCCATTTTTGGTTTTATAACATTTATCAATTTATCAATATCTGTAAAATAATCTGCTTGTGCTAAATTAAATTTTTGAGATTTGTTATAATGACTAACAATTTGTTTAGATAAATAGTCATATTTTGTAGCAGTTGGTGTTTTGTAATACGCTGCTAAAATTGGTATATTTGTTTCATCTTCTGGATATATAGGGTAATATATATTTATATTTTTTGATTTATCATCAGCAGTTACTTGAATTATTGTCTTCATATATGGCTTTAAACGTATATTTTTAGAATTAATATCATACGACAGAGCAAAAAAATATTTGTTTATTTCTTTCTTTGCTATATCATATTGAATTTTTCTATAAGATACGATTGTAGAAATCATATCGCTTATGCTGTCAATATCAAAACATTCGTGCTGTTTTTTTGTAGCATCTGCTATGAATACATAATTTTCTATATTTTTAGTATTATCTTTGTAAAACAAATCTGTCAATGCTTCGGCTTTATTTGTATTTTCAAAAAAATTGTATAGTTCATCAAATATTTCTTCTTTTGAAAATGCAATAAATGTGGGATTGTCTTTAATCATTTCATCCATTGTGATAATTTCAAAATAATCAATATCATCTAGTTGTTCGTCAACGGTATTATATGTAAGATCATCAATAACGACTGTTTCTTGTTCGAGAGACATAAAAAATGTTTCTTTTTAATTTATAAAAATAAATAAAATCTTAAGAAAGTATAATTATTTGCTTTATTATTTTGCAAACTTATTCCACTCTGTTTTTATATTTGTAAACATATCTATAATACTTCTGCAATTATATTCTAGGAATTTAATAAATTCTTCTGGATTTTTTTCATCTTCTAATGTAATTCTTACAAGTAACTCTGTCTTCAATGGGTGAGGGCAGATATATCCAATATATGAGCAATGTTTATCGTTTAGTTTAGATTTTTCATTTCTAACATATTTATTATGGATAATTGATTGGATAATATTTCCAAGAGTATCATCTTCATTTTGTATACAAAACTCATATGTATTTTCTAAATTTTGGAACTGGTAAATTTTTACACCATTATCTCCAATATTTTGTGATGACAAATTTGCTATCAATGTTTCAAATTTATCGATTATAATATTAATCGCTTTATTGAAAAGATATTTAGGTGTAATTGATGTATTAATAGGTTCTATTTCAAACTGAATAGCATTGGGATCTCCAAATTCATTTTTATAGTATGCTCTTTCCTTATCGAGAACATTATTGGTTTCATTTGCAATTTTGGGATCTTGTATGTAAAAGAAATTTGAAAGTGATACTGGGCAAAATGCAGAATTGTATCTGGCTGTTTTTGTAACTACATTTGCTTTAAAATGTAATTGTTCATTTGGACGAAGGCGAGTAATAAGAATGTGTGATTTAGAAATAGGATTTTTAGGGAAAATACTCGATAATTCTTTTGGAGTCAATTCTTTTCCATTTTTTATTCCTTTGATATCTCCAGAAGTAACATTTACAATTTCATTACCAGTATTAATCACGTTTAATTCTAAAATCAATGAATTATCTTCATAACTTTCAATATCATCTTCGCTTAAACAAATTGGAATCAAACCAATGCGATGAGATAAGATTTCATTATGAAGAGGTCCATTATTAACTATAATTTCAACTGTAGATGGATCTTCTCCAATTACGCCCGGCGTAGGTATATCAGTTAAAATAGTTCTTCTAATTCCATTGATTACTGAAACATCAACATCATGAATTTCAAAGGAATGTCTATCGGTTGCTGATTCTGGGTTATAAGAATAATTCTTAAACATTTCTTAAGATATTGTAATATAATTATTATTGTTTATGTCATTTTTTTAAAAAAACCTTTATATCTTCATATAATCTCGAAGTACTTAAAAAGAAAATGATTTAAAGATATATATTGTTATATGTAACAGGGGGCAATAAAAGGCCTTTATTGCTCCTATAGCTCAGTTGGCTAGAGCGTAAGTATCATTGCATAAAAATGTATTTTGATATTATGTCTTTTTGCTGATGTTTATATCCTGCAGGAGCGGCTGTTAACCGCTAGGTCACAGGTTCGAGCCCTGTTAGGAGCGATTATTTTTATATTTTTACTTAATGATAAAGTTAAGTAGATTTCATTTTATAATAACATTTCATACAAGCCTCTGTATCAGCCAATGCTCGGTGTGTTTGTTTTAATTCTTCATCAAATAAAAATTTATATAACTCTATAAGCTTAGGGTTTTTCTTTGTTTTCATTTTTGTTTTTCCCATATCCATTGTACACTCTCGTGTAATTTTGTCGATGCTTTTGATTATAGAAATATTATCTATTCTAAAACATTCTGAAACAAGAATATGCAAATCAAACATTATATTATGCGCAACAATTATTTTGACATCTTTAATATCATTTTCAAAAATTTTAATAGCATCATTTATGTTTATCCCATGCGCACAAGCATGATCGTGTGTAATACCATGAATATCATCATTTGTTATTTTAAATTCACGCGGTTTTATAAGCGTATCTACACTTTTGATAATTTGTCCATGTTCGTCGCATATAATATACGCCAATTCTACCAATCTTGCACTATTATAGTAGTTAATTTTTGAAGGATGATGATATGTATTGTAATTTTTCTTAATAGGAACTCCCGAAGTTTCCGTGTCAAGAAAACAAATAGACATTTCTTAAATATTAAAAAAATAATAATCATTTTTTTCAAAAACAATAAGATAACATGTATATTCAAATTATAGTAGAACGTATCATTATGTTAACATTTTATACTAGTATACATATTTAACACTTTATTTTTATTTTGTGTAAAAAAATAACATTTATATATCTATAAATAATAATATGTTTGCATTACTAATAGAATCATTGATATATTTAATATATGAAATACCATTTACTAAAAAAATATGTAAATGTCCTTATGGTGAATATGTATATCAAGACGGTTATATCAAACACGCCCAACAAGAAGAACTTAGTGTAGATGATAATCCATATGTTTTAAATTTTATGTTACAATCATAGAATATTCGTGAAATGGATAAGTACAAACATAGTATAAAATCTACTTTGGATTATGTGAAATTACTTCACATTCTTGAAATGGATTATAATTTATACTCGCTGGTAATGGTTTCATAACATTTATCTTATTGCTTACGTCTCGTTTTTTAGGCCATCTGTTTTTTATTTCTTTTGGCAATAGTTTCATTTCAAAAACTTTCATAAGTGATGTTGAAATATATCAACATCATATGTCATTTTTTTTGAAAAATACATTGAATTTATTTATTATATTATTTTTTATCTATTACTAAGTATGTGATAAAATAAGCAGATATTAAACCTTCTATAGCAGTTATAATCCAAAATACAATATCTGAAAGAGACCATGTATATCCTTTATCATAATCACCATATAACAATTTAACCACAATTGCTGCAAATATTGCCCCATTTATTAAAGGAGATGAATTTGATTTATCGTTAGGTAAAAATGAACCAACGACGCCGGCAGATAATGCTAATATGTGTCGTTTAGGATCCAAAAAATTATTTATTTCATAATTATTCATATATTCTATATCATATAATTAAAAAAAGTACATATCTCTGACATTTCAAAAAAAAGTTTACAAAATATATTTTTTTCTAAAAAAGTTGTGATATGTACTTTTTTATTTTGATTGATTTAATTAAAAAATGATTTGTTTCATAATAAACCTATTATGACTACGAATATGGAATATTCTAAAGTAGAACTTTTGGCCTTTATTAAAAAATTTAATAAAAATAATGAAGACAAAATTAGAAACGCTGACAAGTTAAAAAAAGAAGAACTATATAATATATGTAAACATTATTCATTAATTGAATGCAATGATTCGCGACAATCAAATACTATATCCATATTTGAAAATCTTTCAAAGGAAATAATTTTGCAAAATATAGAAATTCACCTTTTAAAAAACAATCAGCCGTTCCTCCAATCATTTACAAAAATGAAAAAAAAAGATTTATTGGATTATATTGTCAAAAATCATATTAAACATTATACACCAAGCATGATAAAACAGGAAACCATTTTTTATGAAAGACAACATAAGATAAAGAATATATTATACTATAATGCAATTAGATATGGTCACGACATTAAAGACGTTGATTATGATAATTTTCAGGAATATATTGCCAACAATGATTTAGATACAAACATTGATCATTTGTGCGAATACACTGAACTATTTGAAAGAATGTATTCGGCATATGATGCATTTTGTAAAAAAATGGGTGCAGATTGCAATATCAAGTCATTACCAGAATTGGTTGATAAAATTCACCGTATGACTATTAAGTAGTCCAGAATAATTGATTTTAATGAATCAACCCTGATATAACATCGAACGAGACAACATATAATTGATCATTCTATAAAATAACGACGATGTATCACCCGTCATAATATGCTGAAAACGAGAGAATATTTTCAATACTCGAATTGATGGGTTCTTGAGCGATGAGAATCACTGACAAACAATAGTAAAAAATGTAAGTATATCTGTGGAAAAAGTAGTACATCATATAATTTAATACGATACCTTCTTCTTCTTGGCAACTCTCCTGACGTGTACCACTTCATTCTTGTCCTTGGTATTTTTATCATTTGTTCCGCGCATATCTTTGTTGTGTCGAAGTTTCCTTTTCTTTTTGTCATCGATGCGATCTTCTTCGTTGTCTTCTCCACTTGCTTTATCTTCCCCGGCGACATCGTGTTTCTTGTCGCCGTCTTCGCCTTCTTCCTCCTCTTCGCCTTCTTCACTTTCTTCTTCCTCGCCATCGCCTTCTTCTTCCTCACCATCGCCTTCTTCTTCCTCCTCTTCGCCTTCTTCTTCCTCCTCTTCGCCTTCTTCTTCCTCCTCTTCGCCTTCTTCGCCTTCTTCTTCCTCCTCTTCGCCTTCTTCGTCTTCGCCTTCCTCGTCTTCGCCTTCTTCGTCTTCTTCTTCCTCGTCTTCGCATTCTATTTCCTCGTCTTCCTCCGCATAATTAACACCGAGACCATGGTTTGCGATAGAATTCTCGATCTTGGTATCAAGGAGGTTTTGAATCTCATCGCTATCAAGGATCTTACGAACTTCATCTGCAACAATTTTGCGAGTTTCCAAAATAATGGAATCGCAAAAATCACTTGCTGCTTTTTGGAGAGCATGCGTTGCACGACCGCGAGAATCATTTCGCGACATGGGCGATGAAGATATGTTGTGATTTTCAACGCGTCTTGGTCTTCCACGCCCCCTTCCACGCCCCCTTGCCACAAGGTCAGTACGTCGCATCGCCTGAAGTTTCTGCCGAGGAGGCTTTGCATCATTGTTCATATAAGTCCTCGTCGATGACAGGTTCTTACTTCCACGGGGTCTTCCACGACCCCTCTTTACGATTCCATCAACAAGAACAGGAGAGGACTTTGCCTTTGGAGGACGCCCTCTCTTCTTTAACGAGTCTACGGGTGGCATGGTCGAAACACTGTTTTTTCAAATCCTTTAGATCAATTTCAAATTTCACTATTGTTTCCAACGGTAGATTTTGAAATTCAAATAAATTTAATAAAAAATAAAACATAAATTATGTATTTTTTCCTTTCATAAAAAATACATATCTTTTTAACTAAAAAGTTATTTCGGTTGATTATTTTTATATCAATAGATATTATCACATTGTATTATAAAAAGATTGAAACATTGTTGAAAAAAATCGAGATAAATAGTTAAAAAATCTTTATGATAAATAATAGTTATTTTGTTATTTTAACATTATATTTATCATATCAAATTGGTGTTATGAATTATTGCAATATTTTTCAATATTATATAACCAAAAAATGACATCAATATTTTAATCATTTTATTTAAAACATGATTGTTTTAGATAAAATTAAACATGTTGCAGATCCAAATTATTTCATATATGAAAATAATATCATTAAATATTACAATGATAATGAACGTGATTACAATACATCTTGCTTAAAAGACTATATTTATAGATTTTATGTACAACCAGACTATGCTAGTGCACATAATAATAAATATGAAATAATATGTTCTATTCATGATTACGTTGATAAACTCTTCTCTTCATTTTATAATCATTATAAAAAAAAGAGCATGATACACACTGTGACACGAAAATTAATAGATGATATATTATTGGAAGATACTACAATTTCATATACAACTATTGAATATATAATTAAAAATACTGGATATAATAAATCAATTGAAGAGTTTATTAAACTATCCCTAGAATCTACAAAAAAATTACCAAAATTTGCGCTATGGGAAGTTAATAAAATTGATGTTTATGTGTTTCTAGCCACTCTAATTGATTATGTTATTTCGCAATAAAAATTAAAAATACGTTTTATATTCCTATTGTAGGTATTAAGAAAAAAAGTATATAAACATTACCTACATTATATATGTAATTACAAAGTTCCTATAGCTCAGTCGGTAGAGCGTCGTGCTTATGACGCGAAGGTCATGGGTTCGAGCCCCATTGGGAACATTAATTCTTTTTATATCTTATACATGGATAAATGTATAATTTTCTTCAACTTATTCAAAACTAATATCAAAATAATATCTTTTTTTGTATTAGATGTCATTAATACAAGTTGATCCAATAATTTTTATATTGGATTTAGATGGTACAATCATTGGAGATTGTCTTTATCAACTGTTATTAAGTAACTTAGATAGTACTTTGCGATCAAATGGTTTAAAATTGAAAAAGAATACTATATTATCAACTTGTTATGAATCTTCATCCAAATTAATAAGACCTTATTTTATTTATTTTATAAATACTATGAAAAAACATTTTCAAAACTGCCAGTTCTATATATACACAGCATCAGAGAAAACATGGGCAAATAAAGAAATCTCTATGATAGAAAAGAATAATGATATACAATTTAATAGACCAATATTTACAAGATCTGATTGTATTATGAATAGCGATGGTCAATATGTCAAGTCTGTTAAGAAAATTCTTCCAAAAATTGAGAAAAACAACAAAGGAAAACAAGTAAATATCGAAAATATTTTAGTTATAGACAATAATCCTGTTTTTATAGATTACATTTCTAATTTTATCTTATGCCCAACCTATGATTTTTTGCATTTTTGTGATTTATGGCAAATTATAGAAAAAGAACATCTTCAAAATAAAAATGTTAAGGAATTCATGACACAATTGATTTTATCAAATAGGGTATGTAAAATATATGATAATACTGAAACTAATCCTACACTACTTGAGCATAAGCACAAATGGTTGTATAAAAAATACAAAAAAATAAATCAAGAAAATAAATCTTATCTCAAAGATAACTTTTGGAAAACAATTACTAAAGTTATAATAACAAAACATATTACATCATTTAACAAAAATAATGTAGATATTATACGGCGTCATATTACTGCATAAAATTTTCACTATTCAATTTAATACTTTCTACTAAATTTCCATTTTTACGTATATATGATATCGTTTGTAAACATGTATCAGCTAAATCATCCTTTTTCTTATTTGAATTAAAAAACTGTTTCAACACATCATCTTCTTTTATATAGTTTTGACATATCTCAATGCTATCCAACTTATTATACTTGTATTTCTCTCTTTTATTTAGTTTTTCTGTTATTTGTTTTGATGATGGCATATATGTATGATTCTGTAATTTAAGTGATGGATTTATTAGTATAACTTCAAATACATTACTATCCCAATGTCGTAGTAAATCAAAATAGGAAAATATCAAATACTGTATCGTTTTCATAACACCATTTAAGTTAGAAGGTTGATTTTCAATCATAACATAGTCAATCTTTTCAATATTTATAGTCTGTAACTTTCCAACTATATCATCCAGCTCGCTAAACAATATTTTTGAAATATTATTTACCCCCTTTATTTGTTTTTTGGTGTCTGCTAATGTAATTATTTTCCAATCTATTATACTAACATTATTTTCTTCTTCTTTTATAACACAATATCCAAGATTTTTCACACCAATGTCAAAACTTACATAAATCATATTATTATTATAATATAAAATTGTTTTTATATTTGAGGCAAAAAACAGATTTCCAATTATTTTATATGATTTATTATATAGATAAAAATGATGAATAATAATGATGTATATTTACACATGGTATCTCTTTTGATAATATTCGCTTTTTCAATAATTTACAGTGCTATACAAATATTAAATACAAAAAACAATTTTTTCATAAGAATAATTTCATTGTTTGTACTTATATCTTCAATATATATATCGATGAATAGAAACGTATATCTTCCATTTTTAGGTACAAGTGTATTACCTCCTATTTTATTTATGGAAGATAAGGTACCCTCTAATGCTACTGAAAAATATATTTTAGAACTAAATGGTGTTCCTGATGAAACAAAAGTTATATATTGGGGGTCGCTACCGAATAAAGATAAGAATTTTATACATAAAAATCCATTAGTAGCATATGGAGACTATTCAAATACTGGTATAGCAACTGTAAAAAATCAAAAGGCAATAATATATTATCATTGTCCTACTAAATATAATGTTACTATGTATAATAAAACAATAGATAGACATATACATTATCGTCTTGTTTACAAAAATAATCCAATGATAGGAACAGTTATGACAAAATATATTAAGTGTTAGTTTTTTTTGTTTGTCGACGCACTTTTACTTTTTCTGTTTTTACACTAGTTTTTTTTACATTTCTGTTTCGGGGTTTGCCACCCAACATGTTCATATTATTATATGAATATTCAACAGATTGATATAGTTTTTCCAAAAAGTCATCAAAGTTATTGTAAAGTGGAATTACAATCGTATTGAAACACGTTGATGCCTTTGGTAATGATTTAATATCAAGTTTATCATTTATTTTAATAATGTATTTTAAACTGTCATTATAATAATTATAGCCTGACATAAATTTGAACAGTTTTTCAACAAAATCATTTCCTTTCGAGTGTTCTTCTAATAAACGAAAAAATAGTTTTTCTTTTATTTCATTGATAAGTGAATGATGAGACTCTGTTTCATATGAAGTATGTTTTAATATATTGTTGACAAATTCTCCTATTATTGTTTCATTTATTTTGGGTACAGTCAATCTATCGTCTATAGTATTGATATTAATTTTCATCTTTTTGAAAATTGGCTGTATGTATGGAATTGTACCATTTTTTTGATCATAATTTAAGCTATCAAACAAATGCTTCATATGTTGATTAATGATAACATCGTGATTAGAATTTACAGGGTTATACAAATATATATTTTTAGATAAATCGTATATATATTTCTCAATATCTTTATTTGTTATATTATGATCTTGATCGACGTTGGTTGTTTTATCAAACATATATTTTCTCGAGGACAGTTTTATTATTGAATCTAAAGTAAATCCAGTGTCACTATTTTCATCTCCGTAATTTAAAGTGTTTATCAGCATATTACTTAGACTGTTAAAATCTCTTATCATAAAATATACATAATCTTCTTTAACAGTTTCATCTATAGGATTATAATTAAGAAATCCAGATAAAATGTATGAAGATAAGCTGTGTTGTAATTTAAACTTGTGGATTAAAAAGAACAAAATTAAATTTCCTAAGAATTTACAGAAAATATCTATATGATTCATGTCATCATCAAAATCTAAATCTTTTTTTAAATCTAGATGTGGATTTAAGAAATATTTATTAGAATCATCGTAACTAATATCTAATTTAGCCTTAATAAAAACATTTTTTTCAAATAATTCATGAGAAATATCATTCATTATCTCTTTCGTAACACCACCAACATCACTAGCAACTCCTTGATATCCTTCCAAAGAAATTCTAAATTCGCTTCTTGATAAATTCAAAATATTAATTGGACGATTACTAAGATAATTATGGAAGTACCATGATTTGAATAAAGATTTCAAAGGGTATTCTTTATTAATGTTTTTCAAAACAATTTTATAGGTAATAGTGTTATTTTGATTATAATTTTCCTCTATCATATCATTATTATCAAAAATACGTTGACTATTATACAAGTCGCGAAGAAAAACCTGATATTTTCGAGATATTAGAGTTTCGTATTTTAAACAAATACTATGTAATGTAAGCTTATTTTCATTTATATTTTCATTCATATCTGTTTCGTCATATTTATATATTTTTGAGTATTTTTTACAAGTTTTTAACATTTTTTCTTTAAAATTTTGAAAATTTGGATTAGTTATATTGTTGATTGTTTTGAAGCAAGATGAAGGGATGTTTTCTTCTGAATTAGATGATTGTGAGTTATAATTAAATTTTTGAATATCTGTTAAAAACAATTGTCTTTTGAATGGCCTGTTATATTTTAATAAAATCTTTTCGATGTAATATTTTATATTCTCTCGACTGTTTTTATAATATATCTCTGCTCTATTACCTATAATGTCTGTATTATATTGATAATAGTATAAGGATCGATTATATCGAATATAAGAAAAATCTTTTAGAAAATTATCATAATCTTTATAGTCATATTTTTTGAATATATTTACTAATAATTTGATAAATTTTTGTGGAATCTCTTTTTGTAAAGCTGGTATTTTCAAATTATCACCATAAATAAAAGCATACAAAATTGTTTTGAAATAATAATTTTGATTTGTGTATATTATGACATCTTTTTTACTGACAATATTGTGAAAAATATCATTTTCAACATAGTTGGAATTTTTCATTATGTCAATCCAAGTATCACATATGTGATTATCGTAATACGGTTCACACGGTATTCCTATGTTTTCAAAATCTATAAGATATTCTAAAATAGATTTTAATTCACTGTATGTGCTATTAGGTTTAAAATCTAGCATATCATTTAATGTATTGATTTTTGTACTATGATTTTTAAATATTGATTTTTGTGTTAAAGAATTTAGAGGAAGTTTTTTCGTAACACCAGTGGAATCTGTTGGCAGCGTAGAAGCCACGACAGTTGATTGATCTGGTCTCGCGACTGGAGCAACAGAAATACTTGAAGGGGGTTTATATGGATTATTTTCCATAAAGACACCTTTTGTAGCGCACGCATTTGATAGAATAACATTCATTGCACTAGCTGGTTCAACAGCGTCCTTGTTCACACCATAATTTTTTGTTACAGGGTTATATATTCCGCCATTATCATACCATTCCCAGCATTTTTCTATAGTCATTTTGTTGTTATATTCTCTTTGTTTTTTATTTATAGCCGCTGTAGACATTTATTATCTATAACTAATATATATAATAATCTATTGATTGATATTTATTGATACCATGAATAATATCAAAACCATATCATATTTTATTATTAGGTAATAATAGATAAGAACTATAACTAATGATTTCATTAGCAACATTAAGGGCGCCTAAAATATGGAATATGGCAATATTTGATTTATTAGCAACATTTATGTTTTCCATGATAATTCATTCTCTCCTATGGTTTTATCCATTAGATATGAAAAATAAAGATAAAAGAACCATTTTTCAATATATAATGTCATCTATATTAATTTTTATCATGTTTTTAGGACTTGGCATCATATTTCATAGAATTTTTAATATCAAATCTGGTTTATCTGCGCATCTTGGGTTTAATGATACGCCGGTGCGTTAACATGAGGCATAATTATATAAACGTAATAAAATAAATAGATTATAGTAAATGACAGAAAAATCTCCTTTTGATTTTAAAAATATTCAATATTCCCCTAAATTTCATGGATCGATGGTAGATGATAACAATATGCTTTTTAATAAAAAGAAAATAAGTAATGATGTATTATCAATGTCATCTTCTTCATCAAAATCATCATCCAGCGCATCAGTTACTTCTGAATCTGATAAATCGTCATCGTCATCTTCATCAAGAGATGTAAAGCGTATTGAAGACGATTCTGTATCTGAAAGTGGTTCTAGCGAGAATAGTTATGAAAATGACAATAATTATAATTTGTCAACATCAAAATATGACAAAATAAAAAAAGATAAAGACCGTTCAATGATGGAGGAAATAAATGAAAAAAGAGAATTACTGTATCAAATGGATAGATTACAATCAAAGGGTTACAAGTTACCTTTTCATTTTGACATGGATTCTAATATTAATGATATGAAAACGGAATATAACAAACTTATTAAAGAAAAGGAAATCGATGCTAGTATTCGTTTTCAAAGAAAAATGTTGGTAGCTTTTGTTACTGGAACTGAATATCTCAATACTCGTTATGATCCATTTGCAATAAGACTTGAAGGGTGGTCTGAACAAGTTCATGAAAATATCCAAGATTACGATGAAGTATTTGAAGAACTTCATGAAAAATACAAATCCACTGGTAAAAAAATGTCTCCGGAACTAAGATTATTTATATCGTTGTCGGGGAGCGCATTTATGTTTCATTTAACAAGTCGAATGTTTAAGGAAAATCCTTTACCAGATGTAGAGAATGTCCTTAAATCTAATCCAGAATTAATGAAACAGTTTCAAAATGCAGCTGCTAAACAATATATTATAGGTAATAATCAACCTCAAAGAAACCATGAACCACAACAACAACCCTTTAACTCTGGATTATTTGGAATGGTAGGAAATTTATTTAATAATATTGCAGGCGGCCCCTCCAGACCCCAAATGTATGATGATGAATTATCAAATGACGCACGCACAAATCAATATAATACTCACAAAGATATTGACAGCATAATAAATAATGTACATAATAAGATATCACTTAGAGGGAACGATACAAATAACATAGAAACATTGTCTGTAAGTGATGAAGAAATAACCTCAATAATTGAAGATACTGCTGATATTAAAATATTGAAGAATTCAAAAAATAAAAATTCAAGAACTTTAAATTTATAAACATTTTATTTTTTTGGAGATTTTTTAACAAGACTTGAAGTCATTTTTGCTAATGTGTTTTTGCTTGATTTTAATTTGGATGGTATAGAGCGAATACTCTTCATTGGATTGCTAACTACCTCAGAAAATTCCTTGTTATATTCTCTCATATTATTTGATATTAACATAAATGAATTAAATATTATTGGTATTATGACAATAGTAAGAAGCACCATAATAAATAAAGTTATTTCAAGAATAGACCCGCTTAAAATAAGTTCGCGTCTTATGTCTTCAGAGCATTTACATTTTTCGTTTACTAAAAAACGGATATAGTCAATTGTCATGTAAAAATATACGATGCATAAGATATATAATACAAATTTTACAAATACATATATTCCCGCAACTATATTTCCAAACATTTCAATTACATATGGTGTTGTTACAAACATGGTAATCATTAAAAATACCATAATTATGATACTAAATGTTTTTATGAAATCTTTGTTAGGATGATTAGCACACAAGCATCCATTGTTTTCCATTTTTTCAATGTAAAAATATACGGATATTAATAATACTAATATAAACGAATTTAATACTATATTTCCTATATATTCTAATGATAGATGTTTCATTATTATATTCTAATATATAATACGAAAAAAAGAAATATGTTTTGTTTCGGCAACATAATTTATTATCAAATTTCCAATGGTTTACACATATCAAATATGTCCATCAATAAAAACTTTGACGAAGATTGTAAAGTAGTATTTTTATTATTTTCATATAGTGTTTTTACAATGTCTTTATTTTTATAATATGAAAATATAATCAACATTTGTTCTAATGTGAAATCAATAATATGTTTATGAGTTTTTTGTTTTTCTTTATAAAGTTCAAATAAGTCAATGATAGAATAAAGTAATTTATCCAAGTTTGATAATAAACCTTTAGTTTCAAATAAGATACACCAGCCAATGTTTATATTTTTAATATGCTTTTTCCAACTAACAAAATCACAATAGATATCGTACATATTTTCGTTTGAACTTAACACATTATTATTCAATATAACTTCGCTTGGGAACCATTCACATTTATCAATGTATTTTTCCCATTTTTTATCAGTGAATGAAAAATCAAACATATGTACAATATCAATATATAAGGGTTCTGGGGAACGTTTAATAAAATCCCAAACATTTAGATATAGTTCCATTTTTATTATGTCGTCATCCAAGCCATTCAAAAATATATTGATCTTTTCTTTATATTGTTCCTTGTTTTTTTCTGTTAATTTATTCAAATACCCAATCCAATTCTTTTTCACTTGATCTTTTTCAGTATAGTTTGCAGAAATAATATGTAACTTATTTGGTTTGGTGATTTTATTTGAATTATCATAATTCTTGTAATGTTTGTTAAAATTGGATTTTTGATATGAAGAAGATGTTGCAAAACAACTATATTTTAGTAATTCTTCTTTTTGCTTAACTAAATTACATCCAATATTTCTTCTATCAAACATTTTATTTGCATTTTGAAATATATCCAAATCTATTGAAATATTTTTATTCATGCAACGGAAAAACCTTATTAAAATTAATAATGTATATTCTTATATAATATAAATTCATAAAAGAAAAAAATGAATTAAACAGTATATATGTTATATATACATTCTTTCGAATTTATTGATGTTGGCTTTCATCAAAAATGTTGAAGATTTAATATATACGAACGAATCGATATATAGGACTCTATTTGTTGTAAATACACAACAGGAGTGTGAAGAATTGCAAACCTTATTGAATTCCCGCGATTATTCTTCAATAATTGTAAATGATATTGACAAGTCTATAAATTATCACAATATTGATCAGAGAATTGTTATAATTCATATTGATAATTTTGAAGAATTTATCAACTATTTAATGAAAACAAATTGTTTTGAAAATTCATATAATCTTATTGGGTTTTCATATAGTATAAGTGAATCTCAAATAAATAATTTAAAAGAATATTATTTATTTGTAACTAACAATAACATAAGTAATACAATTTTGTTTGATAAAAAATATTGTGAATGAAAAATATAAAATAATAATAATCATAATCAGTAGAAAATATAATATGAACCATTATATATTTGTTTTTATAATTGTTATATTATTACTTACATTTAGTAAGTGCATTTATAAATATAAGTTCGAATCATTTCAAGAATTGCCAACAGTTAAATTATTTTATATTTCAAACTCAACAGAATGTGAATATGCGATAAATGAAATGAAAGAACTAAAGAAATTAATAAAAGAAGGTTCATTTATTAAAATAAAATCTATCAATTTAACATCGAATGATAATTTGAAGAATAAATATAATATTGATCATGTTCCAATAGTTATATTTGAAGGATTTAATGAAACATTTTTTCAATACACAGGTGAGATCAAAGCAATTGATATTTTTAAATTCATTAAGTTAAGATTTCCTTGTTTAATGGAAAGTTAATTTTTGTCAAGTATTTTTTTGGAGAAAAAAAATAAATATTTGTATTAGAGTTTAGACTGCATGTCTTCAGAAAAATATATACCTTTTGGTGTGAAAGCATCAAATCTTGCATCTGTTGCAAATTTTTCATCTACTTTAGATGACTCATATATATTAATCATTGCCAATAATTGCAATACAAATGTTGATAATGGAAATTCATATGATCCAATATACAATAATTTAAATAACGCAGCATTATTTGGTGTTAACATTATTGATACTGCAAATATAAACAATGACCAAGAAGCATATATTGGTATTAAAAACAATGAGTTATCTCATAAGATTGCAAAATTTAATAGAGAATCTATAAATTTGGATGTAAATACCATCATTAATGGTAATTTAAACCCTTCTGTTAGTTCCAATTATAACATTGGTTCGTTATCAAATAGATGGAACAGCCTATATTTATCTGATTCTATTTATGCTTCCCATATATATGGTAGCGGAGAAGGAATTACGAATGTAAATCTTTCAACAAATAGTACTGCAGAATTAAAAGAGGGATCATCGAATTTATATTATAACTCTAATCGGTTGTATCAAGATTTGGCAAATACAAGTCTGGATCTTATGAATAATGGGTCTAGCAATAAATTTATAGTAAACGATACATACAATGGGCAACTAACGGTTGATGGAGAATTGAGAGTAAAATCAATATATATCGAGGATTTTGAGAATTATCAAGGTACTGATTGGACATTAACATACAATATATCAAATTTTAATATAGTTGCTGAAAATACTTCTGTTGTTCCAGAGGGTTCTAATTTATATTTTACTACAGAACGAGTATCTGTAATTGTGGATTCTTCCAATGATAATATATCAAATTATATAGATGATCGTATTGATAACATAATAAGCGATTTGGATACTATAAATTCATCAATTATTAATAATAATATTAATTTTTCAAACTATGTTGATGATAGTATATTTCATTACAATAAATTGGACAGTAATATTTCAAATTATGTAGAATATGTTTCAAATACTATGATTGATACTTCCAATAATGTTATTACTAAAATTTTAAATACATCAAATAATGTATATGATTATATAGCTCAAATAAGTACAAATGTTTCTAATTATATTGAAACAAGGGAGGTAAATATTACAGGTGCTGCAGAAACAATAGTAACAGCGACTCTTCCTAGAAATATTGTCGTTGTTACAAATTCTGTTGGAAAAATTAAATCGAGTGCAGTAACAGAATTGGAATTACAGAATTTAATTGGAACATCTGGTCGAATACAAGATCAAATCAATAGTCTAAAAAATATTAATTTGGATACTACAATAAATGGAAGCTCAAACAAACTCATAACTAATAATACATACGATGATGATTTATATATATTGGGAAGTATTTATGCGTCTAATTTGTATATTGACGGCGATACTACAAGAATTAATACAACAGTTTATGAAACTGAAAATATACATATTCTAAATGACCAATCAGTATCTCCATCTCTTGTTATAAATCATAACTCTGATATCCACAACATATTTGAAGCAAGTAATAAAGAAGAACTAGTTTTTGTTATTGCTAATAACAATAGAATTGGTGTTGGTGTGACAACCCCAACAGAAACAATTGATGTATCTGGCAATATTAAAGCCGATACTTTTATTGGAGATGGTAGTTTTTTAAGAAATGTTTATATACATGATAATACTACAAGCGAATTACCAGAAGGGTCTAATTTATATTTCACAGCTGATAGAGTTGGAAATATCTTAAATTCTTCTAATGTGATATGGTCAAATAACATACTAGATACAACTAATATTTTGATTAAAAACAATTCAAATTCATTAATTAACTATATTAACACAAATAACAAGCTTATATATAAAGATACTTCTAATTACACTGATAATGTAAGTAATATCATAAAGAAGGCAATATATACATCTTATTTAGATTCTGTTACATATACTTCACTTAAAATTAGTCAACTGACAACAGAAACCGATAATAAAATAAATACAAATAACCAAAATATATCAAACTATGTTTTTAATCTTGGTACAACTGTTAATAAAAATAATATAAACATATCAAACTATGTCTCGAATCTTAATACAATAATTAATAATAATGATATCAATATATCAAACTATGTCTCAAATCTTAATACAATAATTAATAATAATGATATCAATATATCAAACTATGTCTCAAATCTTAATACAACAGTTGATAAAAACGATATCAATGTGTCAAATTATGTTTCAAATCTTAATATAGCTGTTAATAAAAACGATATCAATGTGTCAAATTATGTGTCGAATCTTAATACAACAGTTGATAAAAACGATATCAATGTGTCAAATTATGTTTCAAATCTTAATACAACAGTTAATAAAAACGATATCAATGTGTCAAATTATGTTTCAAATCTTAATACAACAGTTAATAAAAACGATATCAATGTGTCAAATTATGTTTCGAATCTTAATACAACAGTTAATAAAAACGATATCAATGTGTCAAATTATGTTTCGAATCTTAATACAACAGTTAATAAAAACGATATCAATGTGTCAAATTATGTTTC